AGAGTGAGCGGATTTCAATCCGTTTTACCTTGTCCTGCACTTCCTGTTGGGTAAGGCGTCATCCAAACGAAATGCGTGTTGGTATATTCAGAAGATTTTTTGAGTTCCTTTATTTTTTCATTTCATGTATATAATGCACCGTAAATTGTTAGTGGATCTGTGCTGTCTGGAGAACCTAACATATATTGTTTTTTATTACCAACTGCTGGATGAGTATTAATACCATCATTTGCTTGGTCAAAGTCATTTAAACCAATCATAATGGTAACGATTGTTTTATTAGACGAGGTGCTTTTTGAGGGGGGGTTATAAAGCACATTAACGCAACTACCAGGGAAACCGCCTATACATAATGTAGATCCACTTATACCTAAATTAACAGTAGGCACACCTGCTAATTTGCCTAAGACGGAAATATATTTTGTTGCTTCAGAACTAGCACCTACGCCAGCTGTAGTGGAATCACCAATACAAACAATTTTATCGCCGCTATTAAATTTAAATGATTCGTCATATAAACGTTTAATATTGGAAATGGAAACATTGCCTTTACCTAATAAACTATTTCCGTTAATTGTTTTATAGTTAAAACCGCTAATTAAACGATCTTGTTTACTAGCAATATTTTGTTCATTAACTTGGACTTTATTTAATATGCCTTGCACTTCGGCCGCAGTTTGTGTTAGTTTAAACTTATTCATGATTTAAACCTCCTTTAAGTGAGGATTAATTAAATCTTTTTCCTCCACTTTATGACATATAAATTATAATTTAACAAAACCCAATTTCAAAATCTAAATTGGCAAATCCGAATTTTGTGTAGTATGATAATATAAGAAAGGAAGGGAATTAAGAACATGATAACATTTATAACAGGACATTGTGATAAATGCGGTAAGGATCATGTGGAATTAAGGTTCTCCAATAATCCAATTGCACCAATAAACATTTGCTTCAACTGTATTAAAAGTCAATTAAATCCATTAAATCTTGATCATGCGGATTTATTCTGTAGAACATTTAACTTACCACTTGATGCTAACCTATGAATTAAAACCGCCGATGAATATAAACAAGGTACCTTTAAACAGTACACAAAAATGAGGTTGGAAGATGAAAGCATGAAGCCTAACCTTTACTACTCTAACTCTACTCATGACCTTTGATTAAAAGCCAACAAGGAATGAGAAAAATGCCGTTCATTCACAGAAATCCTAGAACGCTTAAAACCCATTAAAGAATCCTATACGATACGCGGACGTCTCAAGTGGGGTGAACAATATAGCTTTGAAGATCTCATCCGTCTTGACTCAATGTACACCCGCACCTTAAAAGCTAACAACATTACCAATCCAAGTCAAAAGGAAGCAGTTAAAACTCTTTATAAACTTCAGCTCCAACTGGACGAAGCCATCAAGAGGGGTGATAGCAAAGGTATTAAAGATTATTCTACTGCTTGAGGAACTTTTGCCAAACAAGCAGGTCTTGAAAACAGGATTGCGGAAACTCGCACCGCCGATATAACCACTGTTGCAGAGCTTGGTGAATATCTTGAGAAGACGGGCTTTGTGCCTTCCTATGATTGTCACGCTACCAAGGACGAGGTTGACCAAGCCATCAAAGACATCCAAGCCGCAAATCGCCGTACCATCCTCGAATCTACGTCCATCCAGCCACTGTTGGAAGATCTCATTAAAAAGCAGCGTGAATCGTTAGAAGATCAAAAGACCAAACAGGCAACCTCTGCTACCACCTTACAAGATCTCATGAATTTCACGCCAGATGAAATCAACGAGGTGGCGATGGAACCAGATGAAGACGTCCAGAGCCTCGACTTTTCCGCCGATAAGAACGTCATGAACGCTCCAACCAAAGTTAACCATCTAGAAACCAAAGAAAGGGTGCCGATCGATGGCCCCACTCCTGAGGATAAATCCTAATGTTACTCGATGAAAAAGATGATCTGTTATCACTTGACCCCGAGGTCCAAGACTACATCGACTTTAGGGAAAATGATGAACAGGATAATACTGGCTTTTTAACTCGCAAGGACGTCGATAAAAACCGCGAGGGTTGAGAGCGCAGGTGAAACTACTGGCTATGCTACCCCGATTACTTCGTCGATCTTATTACTCCTAAGGAATCGCACTTCCACTTATTCTTCTTCCAGCGTATCATTAGGCGTTGCAGGGCTCGTGGCACTAACTCGTTTAGGACCTTCTCACGTGGTACCTCTAAATCCTTTTTGGCGGATTTAAACCGTTACCTCACATGCAGGTTCGTGCCGCGGCATAATACAACTATTACTGCTGGTACAAATAAACAGGCGGCGGAAATTGCTAAGCAAAAGATTGTTGATGACCTTTGGTCTAAATTTCCATTGCTGGCCAATGAAAGGCAAAAGCGAACAATTGCAGGCAAACGTTTAGACGCCTACAAGATGGGCAACGATTACGTAGAGTTTAACTTTAAAAACGGCTCTTCATTAGGCTTGGGTAATGTTCGTGGTTTGCGTAAGGAATCATTAATCTTTGAGGAAATTATTGAACAAGACCCTACCAAAGTAAATGAGGTTTACATTCCATTGCTTAACCGTCCTCGTGCGATGGCTAATGGCTTAATAAACCCCAACGAGCCGCAATCACAGCAGATTTACATTACGACAGCTGGCTTTTCTAACTCTTTTGCCTACAACAAGATGATCGAAATTTTGTGTCGCTCTATTCTCGAACCTACCAAATATTTCTGTTTAACTGGAACCTATCGTATTCCACTTTCTCTTGGTTTAACCTCCAAGAAAATTGTTGAGGACGCCATTAATTCACCCTCCTTTACCAAAGACTCCTTTGAGCGTGAATACGAATCTAGATGGTCTGATGCTCCTGTTGGTGCGGCCTTTACTTCCAATAATGTTGCGGCGCTACGGCAGGTTAAAGTCATTGAGCTGCGGGATCACCTTACCCAAAAGCAAAAGGAGGACGGCTGTTTCTATGTTGTTTGCGCCGATATGGCTAAAGATGGTAGTGCTGAAACCGCAGTTGGCGTTGCCAAAATTACACCTGGTGAACACAGGTTCACCTACAAGTTCGTGAATTTATTTACCGTTGCGTCTACCGATTATTTAGACGTAGCAAATGCTTTTAAGCGGGCCGCTATGGCCTATAACGCTAAGCTGCTTTGCTACGATGCTAACGGGGTCAAAATGCGTCGGCCCCTATCTACTTTCCATTAATCAATGGGGTAAATCTTAATGCAAGATTTGCTAACGGTTTAGGTCCTTAGTATAGTAATATACAGAGGGAATCCCGTGGAGGGTAATATGTAACCGCATATTACTTAGCTGTAGAGACTATCTCCTGTTGTGGGAGAGTACCTGGCCTATTGATACGGTCGGGGAAAGAGTAGACATTAATATTATATGTATTAATGAAAATATAGTCCGACACTGATGGTAACATCAGATTAACAATTATGTGGCGCAGGTATCCGCGACTGGTTAAATAAAACCACAACTGATAAGCACACCGGCGAAATCTTAGGCGGTTTAGGCATTATTAACCCTCCGGATTCCGCAAAAGCAGATTTGATTTCTTATCCAAAAGATCGTACAATTTGTTATGAGATTAAGTCTGGTGGTTCGGTTGGTGAACATATCCATTGGTTCTTCTTCTCACGTATTAGTACAAATGCTATTACCTTCCCTATCAAATTGAATGAAGCAATTGAATTGTATTCTAAAAACACCACCTTTAACGAAAGGTCAAGGCGCAAAAAGGAACAATACAGGTTGCCATTTAAAACTATGGACAAAATGGAAGAAGAACTGAAGAACCTTGACATTAGGTCGACTAGCGATAATAGGAATGACCGTTTAAAGATCGTGCGGCGAAATAGCGCGATCCAAAAGGACTTCTTCTCAATGGCTGAATACTTAGTTTATAGCACAAATCAAGCATTTGAGCTTGACTATTATAAACGCCATTATAAGAGCGGTCGTAAGCGTATTATCGCTTTGTTTGAATAATAATAATGAGGTAAAATTATGTCTAAAAAGAAAAAATATTCTAAGCCTACCGCCCCCACTAAACCAGCGGCTGCTGTAAAGGATGCGGCGGCATCTAATGGCACCCAGACGTTTAGCGTTAAAAGTGTTAAGGATAAGAAAGCCATTTGAGCGAACAGGTATTCTGACCAAGCCTCACATGCGCGTAGTCAAAATCGATCTCCAAATATAGGCAGGGCCTTACCTTCCACAGCTGATGGGGTGCGTAATGAATTAGAGGACGCTATAAGCTCACCCAAGGATATATCACAAAGGTCTCGCAAATTATATGCGATCAATCCTAGGTATGCGTCTCTTATCAATTATAGGTCCAATATGTATTTGTGGCGTTATAAGGTCACGCCCCATCGGATCTATACAAAAAGCCGCGCCAAAAGCAACCGCGCTATTTCCCAAGATGAATTCAACTCTGATTACCGGTTAAGGCTTGAGGCAGTTGATGGTCTAGACATTGAAACCAAGTTCCCAAACCTTCTGCGGCAATTGTTCATTAACGGTGCGGTCTACTTCACAACTGTTTTTAATGAAGAACAGGTTTTAATTGATACCTTACTTTTGCCTATTGACTATTGCCGCAAAATCGGCGAGACCCAATACGGCACTAGTATTATCCAATTTGACAGGCAATACTTTGATGGCTTGGGTTTAAGTACCTCTGAATTGAAAGATTATTTGGCTACCTTCCCATCTGAAATTCAAAAGGATTACCGCAAATATAAAAAGGATTCTACGTTGCGGTGGCAGAGGCTTGACCCCACCTACTCCTCTTGTCTTATGACAAATGAATATGGTGTGCCGTCCTTCTTCTACCTTTATGCTTCCATTTTGAATTATGAGCAGTACCAAGACAACGAACTTGAGCGTAATGAAAATTTACTTAAATATATCGTTGTCCAGAAAATGCCAATTTACCAAGACAAATTGGTCTTCGAAATGGATGAAGTTGCGGCCTTACATAATTCTAGGAAGTCAATTATCGATCGCGGCGATAAATCGCGGCTTTTAACAACCTACGGCGATGTTAGCGTTCAGCGAATTGCCGAAGACGAATCGACCCAATCGGACATTCTTGCAAAAGCTTTAAATTCGATTTATAGTAATGGAGGGTTCAATCCAACTTTCTTTACGGGCGACAGCGTCGAAGCGCTGCATAGGGCTTTAATTAGAGACGAAGGATACGTCTGGCAATTTGTTCAACAATTAACCATTTTCTTCAATTTGGTAATTAACAATTATGTCAAATTAAAATTCTATGAGGCCGATTTGGAAATTTTGCGAATTTCGTCTTATAGTTATAAAGATGATATTGATACATTCAAGAATAACGCCACGCTTGGTGTCGGCAAACTTGACTATATCATAGCATCTGGCACTAAACAAAAGAACATCCAAGATACATTGGATCTGGAGACTTATTTGCATCTGGATCAGATTAAGCCTAGGCAAACGTCTTATACCCAGGGCGCGGCGACAACTGCCACCGACGACCCCGCAAATAAGGAAGATGATGATAAGGGTTCCAAGGATGACAAATTTGGAATTGAGCCGCTGGATGAGAAATCCGACGAACAACCTGCAAAATCATCAGCTGATAATGATGGTGCCAACTAATAACCACGGAGGGAAGAAGCAAAATGAAGAAACCAAAAGTTAATTTAAACTGACCTGTTGTCATGAGCGATTTTACAGCTACTGATGACGGCAATAACCCCAATGAAGTCTTCTCTCGTGGGAAGCTGAAGGTTTTTTACAAAGGAGAAACGGCCGATCACCGTTATTTCTCTGATGCTTTTGCAGAAAAGCTGTTAAAAAGCCTGCCCTATACGCCCATCGTCAGCTATTATGATGAAGAGGCTAAGGATTTCCGTGGACACGCCCCCGAGCAAGCAATTTACGGCATTGTCGATCCCTGTAAGCAACCGCATTTTGAAACAGATGATGGCGGCAAGCAATGGTGCGTTTGCGATGTAGTTATCTACACTGAACGCGCTGGAAAGATCGGCGAAATTGCCAAACAAATTGTGGGACATAAGCAATCCCTTGAAAGGACCGATGCGAAATACGTTATTAACTATGACGCTCACCGGCATTTCAAAAACATCGAGTTCACGGATGGGAAATTTGTTGGAGTAAGTGTTCTAGGCAATGATCAAGAGCCTGCATTTACTGGGTCGCAATTTTTCACGGCGGAAGCTCAAGAAACCCTTGAACAGAAGCTGAAATTATTGCGCGACTATTGCTCCCAAGCAGCACATGAAAATCTTGATCAGAAAGAAAAAACGTCCAATGGAGGGTTTTCTATGCAGATCACTAATTATAGTGAGTTTAGGAAATTAACATGGGGAGAGACAGCTACTAAACTCGACGAAACCCTTACTAAGGAGTATGGGAACGAAGCTTACACCGCTATTGAAGATAGGGATGAAGAATTTGTTTACGTCAAATTTTACTCTTATCTTGATGGTTCCGTTATGCTTTACCGCATCCAATACTCTTTGGCAGATGACGGTTCTGTCCAGTTAGGAGACAGGAAACAAGTTCGTCGCTCTTGGGAAGTTATTCCCGAGAAAACCGCACCTGCCGCCGCAACTGCTGAAGAAGCCCCGGTAGATGAGGTTGTTTCATCCTCAGCAGAAGAACCACAAGACGGTAAGGACACCGTTGCCGTGAAAAACCACGAGAAC